TCTGCTGTAGTTTCTACATAAACATTTCCATACATAGGATCAGTAGCACCACTCTCAGCAGTAGCCAGAAAAGGCCACTGAGGTTCTTCATTTACAATATCTAGGTATGCTCGATTAATACAATCTTTTGCATGTGCCTGTATTCCTACAGCACTTGAAAAAGTAGAAGAGGTTAGTACAACCTCATTCAATTCTCTTAGTAATTCATTTGTTAATTGTAGGAATGTAGTAGCCATAATCTCCTATTTCGCTCTTTTGTTATTACCAAACATTGCTATGGTCTGTCATGTTCGATATGCCGCCACCTATGCTTCGCTCTTTCATTATTACCCAGCATTGCTATGGTATGGGCCAAATTCAGAGCAGCTTGCGAGTATTTCATCGCCTCATCCTGATCTTGACTATAATCCGCTTTTTGGGCTAACGACTTTATTGCTTTTTCGATTTCTACTTTCATGGGTTCTAACTCCTGAATGTAATAATGGCGATTAAGGCCCACCCTTGCCTACTTCTTTCGCTTACGTTTCTTTGCCTTAGCCGCAGCAGCTTTACCTGCCTTTGTATAAGGATACTTAACTCCATTAACTTTTGGCATTAGACTTATCTCCGAAAATTTTATCATAGTTTTTATTATACTTCTTTTTACGATCTCCTAAATAAAAACTCCCAGTAAGACCTAGCACCTTTCCTGTCTTCTTTTTGGTTATTACCATTGGATTTTTTTCACTACCAATTTGAGGCATAACTTCTCCTTAATAAGAAAAGGGGGTATATTTCAACCCCCCCTCCTGCTTCTACTAGTCGATACCGTAGAATACGGAACATAACGCATTAGCTCGTAGTACTTTAGCTCCATATACATGGAGTCCTCG